TTGCTCGGCTGATGAAAGCCGAAGAGGCTGCGGGTGTTCTGCGTACGGTCGAGGCGATGCTGCCGGTCGCGCAGGCTTCTGGCGATATGTCTGTCCTGCGTCGCATCAATGCGGACGAAGCGGTCAAGATCATCGCTGAGGCCAATGGTGTCCCGGCTAAGGCGCTGCGTACCGACGACGAACTCGCAGCGATGGACATGATGCAACAGCAGCAGGCGCAGGCTCAGGCGCTTCTGGCTGCGGCTCCGATTGCTGGACAGGCAGCGGAGCGATTCGCGAAGGCTGAGCAGATCGCAGCATCCACACCACGTCGCGCTATACCGGGAGTCTGAGATGGACGGACAAATGATGTTCAACATATTGGTCGGTTTGTCCGGGTTTCTCGGCGGCTGGGTGCTGAACAACATCAGCCGATCCATCGAGAAACTCGATAAGGACGTTCGGAATATGCCGCACATGTACGTCACCAAGGCTGACTACCGGGATGACATCCACCATATTCGCAGAACCCTCGACGACATATTCAACCTAATCAACCAGCTCTCGAACACCAAAGCGGACAAATAACATGGAACTGTTCGAGATCTTTACTCGAGCGTGGCCTGTCATCCTTGCGATGATCACGCTGATCATTGTCTTGTCGAAGTTAGACCTGCGAGTTGCTGTGTTGGAAGACAAGATGAAAACCCTGTTCGACTTGTTGAACAAGAAGGCTGACAAATGAGCGAAGAAATAGAGTTGTTACGAGAGCAAGCCAAGGCCGAACTGCAACGTCTTGAGGCGCAGTCATCAGCCAAGGACGTAGCTGGAAAAGCTATCGGCAAGGATGGCCTCAAATACATAACCGTCATTGTCGTGATTGGTGTCGCCTCCAGCCTTGTGCTGGATAGCGACAAGATTGCCGCTGTGATGGGCTTGCTCGGTGCTTCTCTGACCGCCCTGATCTCCATGCTCAACGGCATCGCCGGGGCTACGGAGAAGGAAGAGAAGCCGGAGTTTGCGGTGATTAAGGAATTGATCGCCAAACTGGACAAACTTGACCGCAAGGAACAGCCGATGCGGGTAGACGTAGAGGGCGATCATGTCACCGTCACCAAAGGTGATGACGTAGTGAGGGCTTCCAAATGATGACAATGGTTAGCACCTTTTTGTCGTTCCTTGCAGGCGGCTTGCCCAAGATTCTGCAAATCTTCCAAGACCGGCAAGACAAGAAGCATGAGCTTGCGTTGGTTGCCGCACAGAAGGAGCGTGAACTAGCACTCGCAGAGCGTGGGTTTATCGCGCAGGCACGGGTTGAGGAAATCAAGCTGGAACAAATCCAGACGCAGACCGCTGCCGAGGAACGCCAAGCCCTGTACAGCCACGACGTAGAGATTGGCAAAGGCGCAAGCCAATGGATGATTAACCTACGCGCCTCGGTGCGCCCGGTGGTCACCTACATCTTCGTGCTGGAGTTAGTTGCGCTAAACATCGCAGGCGTCTGGTACGCCTACACCACGGGCATCCCGTTCGCGATTGCGATGGAGAACGTGTTTAGCGACGACGAAATGCTGATCCTGTCGTCCATCATCGCCTTCTGGTTTGGTACGCAGGCTTTCCAAAAGAAGGGTTAAACGGTGAAGGTTAGTCCTGCCGCAATCCACATGATCAAACACCATGAGGGAGTAAGGCTACGTCCTTACAGGTGTCCTGCATTGCTGTGGACAACTGCGGTAGGCCACGTCATTGATCCAACTCATGCAGCGGTGAAGTATGAGGAGCGGCGCAATCTACCGATACCCGCAGGCTGGGATCGCACTCTTACGATGGCAGAGGTGGACACTATTCTTGCTGAAGACCTTCGCAGGTTTGAGCGTGGTGTTCTTCGACTTTGCCCTGCTGCTGCTGGCAATCAAGGAATCTTCGATTCTCTCTGCAGTTTTGCCTTCAACGTGGGTCTCGGCTCTCTGCAGCGTAGTACGCTGCGGATGAAGACCAATCGCGGTGACTACTGGGGAGCCGCGCAGGAGTTCATGAAGTGGACAAAAGGCGGCGGAAAGGTTCTGCCCGGGCTAGTAGCTCGAAGGCAAGACGAGATGCGAATGTACCTGTCGTCCAGATGTACGACGGGGTCTGGTACCGAGTAAAGGGATACACCTATACCGAGTGCTGCGATTGTGCATTGGCACACAAGGAACAGTACCGGCTTATTGACGGTCATTTGGAGTGGACTGCGGTCAGGGACGATGTCCGGACAGCAGAGCGCCGAAAGGAACTCGGCATCAAGGTAACTCGCAAAAGGTGATGCTGTGGTAGCCGCAAAGGCAACTGACGATCAGATACTTGAGACGTTACGAAAGCACAATGGGGTACGGGCGGTAGCAGCTGCGGAACTGGGGCTCAATGAGCGCACGTTCCTGCACCGCCTCAAGCGCATGAAGGCGCAGGGTGCGTCGATTCCAGTCTCGACATATCAGCCCGGACGCCAGACTCAGGCCGTGAAAGAGTTTGAGTTCACGCCTGTCCCTGACGACGACGTTCCCATCGAGGAACTTATCGCTCAACGCAAGCGCAAGTTTCAACACAAGCGCGATCACGAAGAATCATCGAAACTCATTCCGGTTCGTATCAAGATGCGAGGCCCAATCGGCTTACTGCATTTTGGCGATCCGCACGTCGATGACGACGGCACCGACATCGAAGCGCTGGAGCGGCACACGGATCTGTGCAACCAGACAGAAGGCTTATTCGCCTGCAATCTGGGGGATACGACCAATAACTGGGTAGGCCGTTTAGCAAGGCTTTACGGCGAACAGGCTACGTCTGCCTCGCAGGCTTGGCGACTGGCTGAATGGTTCGTTGGTCGATGCCAGTGGCTGTATATGATTGGCGGCAACCACGATATGTGGAGCGGATCTGGAGATCCTCTGAAGTGGATCGCAAAGCAGCAAAACGCGCTGTACAAATCCAGCGAGGCACGGATCTCGTTGCAGTTTCCAAACGGCCGCGAAGTGCGCGTCAACGCGAGACACGATCACGCAGGTTCGTCAGTGTGGAACCCGGCTCACGGGCCGATGAAAGCCGCGATGCTCGGAACACGCGATCACATCTACGTCGCAGGCCATAAGCACGAAAGCGCTTACTCGGTGCTGAAAGACCCGATCTCGGGTATCACAATGCACTTGATCAAGGCTGCGTCATACAAGATCTACGACCGTTACGCCAAGGAGCGAGGGTTCCGTGATAACGCGCTGTCGCCCTGCGTACTGACAACGATCAATCCATCCCTGCCTGACAGTCATCCCGATATGGTCAAGGTCTGGTGGGAGCCTGAAGAAGGCGCTGAATATCTCACTTGGCTGCGGAGCCGATAATGCCAAGCCCATACCTGTTAATACGCGCACGGGTGAATCGTGCGTTGTTCCGATCCCGTGCCTACAAGCGGCTCTTCAGTGATGCGAAGACTGGCGCACAACTGTCTGAGGAAGGCGCGACAGTACTCGCTCACCTAAAACGGTTCGCCAAGTACGGCAAGCCGCCGGTCGCCAATGATCGGACGGGAGCGACGGACATGTTCGAAGTTGGCCGGATGGTTGGCCGACAAGAGACGGTGCAGTTGATTGTCGAGGCGCTGCACTTGGACGAAAAGACCTTGACCAATCTACAAGAGGATTTACCTAATGAGTGACGACAACGGGTCCGGCATGACCGGGCAACCCGGCGATGGCGCCGGGAATACAGGCGCACCGTCATGGTTTGCGATGGATGGAATGCCTCCTGAGCAGGCAAGCCAACTCGGGGAGATGGTCAAGGCCAAGGGCTGGAAGCATCCCAGCGAGGCGCTGATGTCTTACCAGAATCTGGAGAAGGTGTTCGGCGCTGACAAGGCTGGCCGCACGATCCTTGCGCCGAAGGGTGACGACGACGTAGAGGGCTGGAACTCGGTCTATAACCGCCTAGGACGCCCTGAGAGCGCCGACAAATACGAACTGCCTGTACCTGAAGGGCAGGACCGCTCGTTCGCTGACGCTTTCGCTCCGGTCTTCCACGAGTACGGCCTGACAAGCAAGCAGGCCAAGGGCATCGCCGAGAAGTGGAATGAGATGAGCGGCTCGATGATGGAGCAGCAGGAAGCGGCCTTCCAACAGAAGGTCGACGCCGAATACTCCGCCCTGCAAAAGGAGTGGGGCGTGGCTGCTACTCAGAACGAAGAGATTGCCCGTAGAGCGGCTATTCAATTCTCGAAAAAGGCTGGCCTTGATGAGGTTGCGTTTGACGCGATGGAGAAGTCCATCGGTACCGCGAAACTGATTAAGTTGTTCCACGAGATCGGATCGTCGTTCCAAGAAGGCACGTTCGTCTCAAGTGATATGGTTTCTGGCGGCAGGATGACTCCGGCTCAGGCCGACGCCAAGATCAAGGCCAAGTTCACGGACAACGAGTTTATGTCCCGGTACATGAACCAAGATCCGAAGATCCGTCAAGGTGCCATCGACGAGATGATGGAATTGCAACGGATGGCTAACCCGGAACTCTTTACTTCATAGTTGCGAGTGTGCTAGCCGAGGGGTACCATTAACTCGAACTCCTGTATAGAGACCTTCGCTTTTCGGGTCTGTTTTGGCCGGGGGGTAACACCCCCGGTTTTTTTACAGGAACGGGCAAGTCGCAAGACCCCGCTGACAACCGGAAAGACGGTCGCTTGGTGAGAGCGTATCTCGCAAGGATTACGGCCCCGGCAACGGACAAGCCTTCCGAGAACATAGTGTTTTTTGTGTTTTCATGGAGGGACTATCATGTCCGATCAAATTGCTAGTGCATATGCCGTACAGTACGGCACCAACGTCAGTATTCTGCTCCAGCAGAAAGGCTCCAAGTTGCGGTCAACCGTGGCTATGGGTTCGTACAAGGGCAAGGCGTCTGAAGTCGTCACGCAGTACGGTGCCACCTCGGCCCGTGCGGTTTCGACCCGCTACAGCCCGATTGTTCCGGTCAATACGCCGAACGCCCGTCGTTGGGTGTTCCCGGAAGACTTCGACTGGGCTGACCTGATCGATAACTTCGACAAGTTGCGTCTCCTTGCTGACCCGCAGTCTGCTTACACGCAGAACGGTCTGTATGCGATGGGCCGCGCTCTTGACGACGTGATCATCGCCGGCATGCTTAACGACAACAAGACGGGCGAGTCTGGTGGCACGACCACTAGTTTCGACACGTCGAACCAGCGCGTTGCTGTGAACTACGCTGCCGCTGGCAACGTGGGCCTCACGGTCGACAAGTTGCGTGAAGCCCGTCGCATCCTGATGGAGAACGAAGTCGATCTCGACGCTGAGCCGGTGTACTGCGCCATCTCGGCCGAGCAGCACGACGACCTTCTCGGTCAGATGCAGGTTGTTTCGTCTGACTTCAACGGCGACACGCCGGTGCTGAAGGACGGAAAGATCATGCAGTTCTTGGGCATCAACTTCATCCACTCAGAGCGCTTGCCGCTCAGTTCAACGTATCGTCGTTGCCCGGTGTGGGTGCCGTCTGGTGTTCATCTCGGCATGTGGAACGACATCATGTCGAACGTGACGCAGCGTCGCGATTTGTCTTCGCACCCGTATCAGATTTATCTGATGGGTACCTTCGGTGCCACGCGCACGGAAGAGAAGAAGGTCGTTGACATCCTGTGCGCGGAATAAGGGAGTAAAGGAAAATGGCAGTTGTAGCAGTTAAATCAACCCTTATCACCAACGCAGATGCGACCCCGGTCGTTCTCAATAGCCCCCGTGTAGACGGTGGCTTCGAGCGTATCGAGGTTGCGACGGCCGCTATTACCTCTGGTGATAGCATCGCCTCAACCTATCGGATGTTCCGCGTTCCCTCGAATGCGGTGATGACCGATCTGCGTATCTACTCGCCGGACATCGGCACGACGACGATCTCGGACATCGGCCTGTATCGCACCGCTAAAGACGGCGGCGCTGTGCAGGATGCTGACTTCTTTGCTTCGGCCCTGTCCCTCAAGGACGGTGCGCTCAACGGCACGGATGTTCTGCATGAGGCTGCGGTGTTCACGATTGATAACTCCGGCAAGGAGTTGTGGGAAGCCCTCGGTCTTACCAGCGACCCGGCGGTGTTCTACGATGTGGCTCTCACATTGACGGCGGCGGCTGACGCTACCGGCACGGTGAAACTCATCGGTCGTTACACGGCGTAATAAAGCGGGGCGGGTCTGTAACAGGACTCGCCCCTCTCTTCACGGAGAACAGACATGGCAGACCGTTTCTACGGAATTGATCGTGGTGAGCAAGGCGTTCGTAACGTCACCGAAGGATCGTCCTCGACGGCGACCACGGACGTTGAAGTGCGTGTGGACCTTGCCCCCGGCATGAGCAAGCAAGAAGTCCTTCTGGCAATCGATGTTCTGAAGGAAGCGATCTTTCAGGATACTTGGCCACCCGCTTAATAGTCTCGGGAGTCACCCGTGGCTAGCAGCGATACCGCCATTGCCAACCTCGCCCTGACGAAAGTCGGGGATCTGAGGATCACGAATCTCACGGACAACACTAAGCCTGCCCGTGAGATTTTGGCTATTTACGACATGATGCGCGACAAGTTGCAGCGCACGTATAACTGGCGCTTCTGCGTCAAACGTGTGCAACTGGCAGCGGAAGTCGAGACACCGGTTTTCCAATACGAGAACCAATATCCGATTCCATCCGATTGTCTTCGCATCCTGCAAGTCGGGGACTATTACCCGGCACCGGATCTGTCTGACCTGATCAGTGGCAGCGGAGCAGAGTACCAACTTGAAGGGAATAAAATCCTTACCTACGACAGTGGTCCTCTTAATCTGCGGTACCTTGGTCGCGTTACTGATCCTACCCAGTTTGATCCTGCGTTCGATGATGCGTTCGCTTCGCTTCTGGCGTACAACGTCTGCGAGGCGCTGACTCAGTCATCTCAAAAGAAGGAATCAGCCTTGCGTGATTACCGTCTTGCACTGAGCGATGCGATTCGCTCCAACGCTATTGAAAGCCCACCGGAGTCCCTCGCGGATACCACTTGGATTAGCGTGAGGCTCTAATGCCAAACGCAAACCCGGCTGTACTCAATTTCAACGGCGGTGAAGTTGGACCGCTGTTGAGCGGCAGAACGGATTACGAGAAGTATCCGTCGACTGCATACCGCATGCGCCGATTCATCCCGACAGCGCAAGGCCCAGCCAAGCGCACACCGGGAACGAAGTACGTACTGCAAACCAAAGAAGCCGGGAAGAAGGTCTGGTTGAGGCGATTCGAATTTGCTTTCGACCAAGCCTACGTGCTGGAGTTCGGCGATCAATACGTGCGGTTCTACACGGATCGCGGCGTGGTTCTGGAAGACGCGCAAGACATCGTCAACATTACCAACGCATCCACTGGCGTACTGACCTACCTCGGCGCTGACCCTTCAAACGGAGACTGGTTCTACATCGAAGGCGTGTTCGGCATGGCCGAGATCAACGGGCAATACGTCAAGGTTGCCAACGTCAACGCAGGCGCAAAGACGTTTGAACTTTTTGATCTGAACGATGTCGCGATTGATACCACGTCATACGGTGCGTACACAGGGAATGGCGACATTTCTCGCGTGTATACGATTGCATCGCCGTACACCGAAGCGGATCTGGTCACGGCTGAAGGTACGCCTGCACTGTCGATCTCGCAGTCTGGTGACGTTCTGTACATTGGATGCGAAGGCTACGAGCCGCGCACACTGACCCGAGCGGGAAACATCAGTTGGTCGTTCGCGACGTATGCGCCGACCGATGGTCCATTTCAGCGAGAGCCGCTGACGCCTGACACGTTTACGCTGAGCGCGACGACAGGTAACGTCAACGTCACCTCGACCACGCCGCTGTTTGACTCCAACTCTGTCGGAATGCTGATCCGTTTGCAGCCGATCAACATCACCACAACGCAGTGGGAGACCGGCAAATCAATTACTGCTGGCGATATCCGCAAGAGCAACAACAAATTCTACGAAGCGATGAACACGGCCACTACTGGTGCGGTTCGTCCTATCCACGAAGAAGGGCAAGACTACGACGGCAACACGGGTGTGTTGTGGAAGTTCTTGCACCCCGGATACGTGGTCCTGAAGATTACCGCCGTCAACAGCACGACCGATGTCGATGCTGACATTTTCGGCCCCGGTGTAGCGCCCACAGAACTCACCTCAGGCGCTTCATCGCTGTACCGCCTCGGAGCATGGGGCGAGGGAATGGGCGGCTCCTATCCCTATAAGACTGCGTTCTGGCGCGGTCGCTTGTGGTGGGCTGGCGGACAAAACATTTACGGTTCTGTGTCTGGCGACTACGAGTCGATGGCACCGGACACGATGGGCGAGATTCTCGCTGACAATGCGCTGAACCTGACGATTGCGATTGGCAACGTCGACAAGGTGCGGTGGCTAAAGGCCGGTAACGCGCTGCTCGTGGGTACCGGTGGATCTGAGATTGCGATTCGTGAAGCGATTTCAAGTCAAGCGCTTGGACCTGAGAACGTGAAGTTCGACCTGCAATCTGCTGAAGGTTCGCGTGAGGTCGACCCGGTTCTGGTCGAAGACTCTGCGCTGTTCGTGCGTATCGGCGGTCGTCGCATCATGGAATTGCGGTACGACATCCAGACCGAAGCGTATGTACCGAGAGACATGAACGTCCTGTATCCCGAGATCACCAAGTCTGGGATTGTCGACATCGCATACCAAAAGGAACCCGACGATATTATCTGGTGCGTTCTCGGTGACGGTCGCCTGATCGGCCTGACCTATGATCGAGAGCAGAACGTCTACGGCTGGCACCAGCACCCGATTGGCGGCGACAACGCAAAGGTTGAATCGGTGCAGGTTATCTCTGGGCCGAACGGCGATGTTGATGACGTGTGGATGGTTGTTGCGCGTACGGTCGCAGACGATCTCGACAATCTGATTCTTGCCGAAGACAGCGGCGCGATCCTCGCTGAAGACGGCGGTTACATGTTGACCGAAGTCAGCGGCACGTCGACCAAGCGATACGTCGAATACTTCGCCCAGAGTCTGGAAGACGGCGACGACATTCAAGGCGCTGTGTACCTCGATTCTGCGCTGGAGTATGACCCTGCGATCAACGAAGAGTTGACGGCGGGTATTGATTCCGACGTAGTCGGCA